GCGCTTCCCGCGCCAAGTCGAGAGCTTCGTCTTTAGTCATTTCGCCATCTCCGCTTTGTATCGTTCCCAAGCCTGTAGCGACTGGTCAATGCTGTCGCCTTTAGACCACTTCATTTGGACAAACTGCTCAATCAGCTTATTCACGCCAAGCAGTCGTTCATGGGCTTCTGCTTCTTTCTTGTCTTGAAAGAATCTGCCATCGTCTGTCAGGTAGCCACTTACATTTCTCATACCTTGATCCGATCCCTACACTGCTGTTTCATCTTTGGGGTGTAGTCAGGATGAAATTCAACCTGTTCGCAGTCAATGCGTCTTTGGTCAGTTCTTGGAGCAAATAACAGCACTAGAGTGACTGTTATGGCCCATACGACAATGGCGATAGGTATTTGCATCACTCTCTCCAATCGGCGTGTGCGTCATCAACCAGTTCTTGATACTGTTCATTGGAAAGAATATCAGTAATGTCTACGCCCTCGAAAAAGATGCCGTGACACTCCACTTGGTAGTTCGGGCCACAGTCATCAGTTGTATCTACGATTTCAAATTCAACAGTGACAACACCACCATTCAAGAGTGTCTTGTAGGTGTAGTTTCCAGTGACTTGAGAGATTTTCATAATCATTCCTTGGTTAATGAGCCTCAATTGTGATCTGGCAAATCATCTTTGTGTATTAGTGGAAACCCGTAGGTAGTGGTACATCGTCAGGCCACAAACCACGAACTTTTAGGGCGTGAACAGTCAGGTAGTGAGCATCAAACCACATTGCCATGCGTTCTGTCTTGGACATAGACGAGCCTTGATCTAGCTGGCTATGACAGTGAAAGCAAAGACTTGCGATCAAGTTGTCATCAGCCTTAATGCCTCTACCCTTGCCGCCACCCCAATTCGTGTGAGCCGCTACGACTGTCCCATCATCAGCACCGCAGTGCATACAAGGAATCTTCCTAGCGTTCTCCAGCAGTTTCTTGCTGCGGATGTAGTTATGCTTGGGAAACATCATCTATCGTTACTCCGTTTTGTGCCGCCCAAGACAAAAGCCACTCAATGAACTGAGTTGATTCGTGCTTTTTAAACTTACGGGTTTGTAAGCCAAGCTGAACAATTCCAGTGCCATCAAGACTAGGAACTAGCTTGCCAGTGCTGATCCCGATTTCTTTAGCAAACTGCCAAACCAGAAAACGCTTCCAATCCTCGGAACTCCACTTGGCCCCTAAATGGCTGGATTGTTTTGCAATGTCATTGATGATGGCGTGATATTTTTCTTCTTGTTCACGGCTCTTTGATTCTTGTTCAATCGTCAGTACCAGCTTGTTACCAGCCAGCAAGTAAGGCTTGGCCTTGGCCCAAACATCTTTCAGGACAGTGTGCGCTTGTTGTGCGTTATGAAGGGTGACTTTCACTTTACAACCCCAATCATGCGTAAAGCCGCTTCAGGGCCATCAATGCGGCAAACGATACCACCACACCAACTTTCAAAAAACTCTTGCTGTAGCTTCGTTAAACGCTTTTTAGGGCCATCTTTGACCTCGACAAGAAATGTCTGGTTTTCGTAGCCGACTAAAAGGTCAACAGGTAAACCAATAATCCAGACATAAGCGCCAGCGGCTCTCAGTGCTGAAACGATTTGCGCTTGGTTAGCGTCTACTCTGGCAGCGTATCTCATTCAAGTTCACCACTTTGTAATTTCTTCATGTACTCACGGATTCTTACAACAGCGCCAGCGCCATAGGTCTTCTCTAACCACTCCATGCGAACAGGCGTTAACACCTTTTGACCTGTTGCTTCGTAAGTCCTGAACAAGACTCTCGCTTCACCAAGTTCAATCATGTATCTGTCGCCTTGATTAGATATTGCTTTTCTGCTGTAAGCCATGCGTAGTTACCCTAACACCCAATTCTTTCCGTCTTTCTTGATAACTTCGATTTGGGCCAAGTAAGCCAATGTGTAGTGAACTTGTTTGACCTTCCAGCCAGTGATCTCAATGATCTCTCGGCGGGTCAGGCCACCATGCTCCAAAAGTTTTCTCAGTGCGTAACTTCTGCTCATGCTGTTAAGACTTTCCATGCTGTTGCGGCACACAATGGGACTTGTCCGTTACCAATGGCTTTAAGTCTGTCCACGCCAGCGGCCACCCCATCAGCCATTCGACCCACATTGGGTTCAGCTTGCCACCAGCGTGAGTCGCAAGCGTAGGAGTCTTGCGGTTGTATTCCGATGGATAGGCTCCCTCCTTGCTGTTGTGACAAGTCGGTGTTGGAAACATTTTGTCCCTCACTGCTTGGTTGATTGTGTACTGCGCTGTTTGTCCTGATTTGCGTTTCGGTTGCCAATTTGGTTGCGTCCCTCTTTTCCCGCAATTGGCATCCGGAGTTGGCCAGTTTTCCGACAATCCAAATTCTGTCCCTTTGATGGTTTGCTCCAACATCGGCAGCTCCCATAACAGTCCATTTCGTGTCATACCCGAGCGCGGTAAGGTCGCCAAGGACTCGTTCAAGTCCTCTAGAAACGAGCATTGGGCTGTTCTCCACGAACACGAATCGGGGTCGTACTTCGCCAACCACCCGCGCCATGTGGCTCCACATTCCTGATCTTTCTCCGTCAATCCCTGCGCCTTTTCCAGCGGCTGATATGTCTTGGCATGGAAACCCGCCCGAAACAACGTCAACAATTCCTCGCCACGGTTTTCCGTCAAAGGTTTGAACATCATCCCAAATCGGGAAAGGCGGGAGAAGTCCGTCATTTTGTCGGGCGCACAATACGCTTGCTGGATATGGCTCCCACTCAACGGCGCAGATTGTTCGCCATCCGAGAAGTTTTCCCCCAAGTATTCCTCCACCAGCACCCGCGAAAAGAGCCAACTCATTCATAACCACCTTTCATATTTGTCTTGGTGACAATTCTCGCCAAATAGTCTTTGGTTTGTAATTAGCGTAAACCCTATCTTTAGGGTGAGGGCAGTCTTCAGGGACATAGACAGCGCAGTAAATCTTTTGGTACTGACCATGACCACCAAGAATCCACCTGTCCACAAATACATCTGGCATCCCTTTAATCGCTGTTTTGATGTTGGCAACATGGATGTTCAGGGTATCGCTGATCTCTTGCCTTGTAAGCCCTTGAGGGTGCTTTAAAAGCAATTCTCGTATTGCTTGCTGACGAGTGGGTTTCATGGCTTACCACCATTGGCAATCCAGACCGAAAAGCTGGCGGCAGTGTCTCCAAAAGGCAACATTCCACATTCACGGGCTAATCTCTTGCGTTCTGCTTGAATCGCCATTTGCCATGTCCGCAAGAACAAATCAAGTTCTTCTCGGGTAGGCTCACCAAATGAGCGAGTGATCTCAACCCATGCGTTTTTCATGTCTTCGTTCATGCTTGTCCCCTTGCTCTGATTGCAGCTTCTAGATCAACTGGGCCACCGTACATTGCAACAAGGTCAATAATCGCCTCACGCTCTGCTTCAGCGACAAGGGCGGCAAAGCGTATTACCGATTCGTCAGCCAGCATGATGGTTGCTGTTACTGGCGATGTTGCACCAGCCTCCCGCGCCATGCGGATAATGTCTTCGTTCATACTTTCCTCAATACTTGGTTGATTTGTTGACGAATACTCTCTGGCATGGGCTTGGCGTTTTGTCGGTCAGCTTCAATCTGGAGAAGCACAGGGTCAGGGCCAGAGTTTCTAGCGGGTACTGTTGTCCGGGCAACATCAGCGGCTTGTTGGGCAAAAGTCTGTTTTGGAGCAACCCACTCAGCTTTAAATGATCTCCAGCCACGAACAACACATTCGGCTATTGCGGCATCCAATGTCCAATTAGCTTTATCAGCTTCACGCTGTATGCCATCAATGACAGTTTGAGTCACAGCCGCTTTCTTGGCTTTACGCTGTTTTACAAAGTCTTGCCAAACAGATTCAGAAACGCCTACAGGCGTAGCAACGACAGTTGCGCTCTCTCTATTTGGTTTATGGTTATTGGTTATTGGTTTATGGTTTATGGTTGCTATTGGGGTAGCAATAGGGGGGCTATCCCCACCCTTTAGCCACCTCTTAGCCGCCCCACGCTTTCCATCTTCAATGAACTTGCGATACTTAGCAATTTCATCATCAGCCCTTGGGTTGATATACCCATTTTCTGTTGATAAGAAGAATTCATCCAAAACAGTCAAGACCTCTTGTTCATGGTCTTTCATGCCAATCTGACGAGCAATGTCACGCTGTTTGATCGGCTGTTCGTGAAGATAGTAGTGGTCAAGAAGGCGGCGAAAAGCCAAGTCTTCTATGATCGACAAATGATGTGTGTGTGACTTGTAGTCACCAATGTGGAACTGGTAGTAGTGCATAAAAGCAACTCCGCAAATCTCCCTGAAAGAAACTACGGCAGGTGGGGAGTTCACTTTTCCCGAGGCTCATGACTTCCTCGGTAGCCGGGTTTCAGATAACTATATCACTTTTTCGGTGGAACACCAAAATATTGTTTTGTTCCGTCACCTTTGTCTTTACGCAAGATTGTCCACATATGCTCACGCTCCAATCGAGCCAACTTACTGTGAGGGCTGGTTGTCGGTAGGTAACGGGCAATCTCCGCTGCTGACGCTCCCTCCTTGCGTGACAGGATCAGCTTCAGACGAGCCATCTGGCCCACTGGTTTTTTCTGGAACATTGTTAACATTTGACTTTCCTTTTGAAAAGATGGCTTCCCATCGGTTTGAAAACTCCTCTGCGGACACAGAGAAGGGTCTTGGTGAACTTCCTTTGCCACTCATTTTGGTGACCTCTTAAAACTCTTTTGTTTCGGTCTTGCGTGACCAACGTGCCAGTACCCGCAATGAGGGCAGCGGTAAGCCTCCATTGGGTTATCTCTGCGCCGACCAACAATGACCAGCGCCAGTTCTTTGGTAGGCAGTTTGTCTTTGCCAGCACATTGGCTGATCTCGTCTGTTTTGTATGTCATGCTCGGCTGTATGCAATGATTTGCGCTGGTGGGTTGTAGTTGTTTGGCTTGCCCTTGTTCACAGAAGCAGCCAGTTCAGTCTTGCTAAACAAGCCTTTAGCTGTTGACAGATCAAAAGCATTGCCACGGCTCTTAGGCGTACCGTCAGACCAGAAGTTACTCACAGTCTTGTGGACTTTTGGCTCCTCTGTGTAAGAATATTGCTTGTCGGTCAAAACATAGAAATAGTTGTTCTTCTGTGTTTCACCCATGCGGACAACCTTCTGAAATTCAATGTAGCCTTCTTCCAAAAGTTCATCACGAACTTCTGCGGCACTGATTTGAAAGCGTGTTGCCATGCGGTTAGCGATCCTGCGATGGTGGTCGTTTGTAAGTTTCAGTTGTTCTAGGTAGTACAACTTAGCGAGTGATTTGCTCAATGTAAATTCTCCGATTGAAAAGATGTTCCAGCGTGACGATAAGAAGTGCTTTGGTAGCGGCTTCTACATCATCAGGATGGTCTGTGTAACGGTTAACAAGTGAAATTGCGTAGTCTAGCAACGCCTCACTTGCCTCGTATTCGTCATGGTCATGTTGATTCATGTTGCAAAGATTACACGAAAAAAAAGTTATTTGTATTAGGGAAAACACCTAAAGACAACCCTGTTTTTTGGGTTAACAATAGAGGCTCAACAACTTAGGAGCGTTCGATGAACACACAAGCCTTGAAACAAGTACGCAGTTTGTTCTGCGTTGACGGAGTGCCAGTTAGCACACAGCGACACAATTGCCGCCAGTGGGTTAGGTCAATTCGTTTCCTCGGAGACAAATGGCTGTTGGCAAAGAAAGTGTGCAAGCAATGACCGAAAACGATCTGTACGCAATGGGCATGGAAAGCCCAACAGCTTGGGCAAAGATGGAAGAACTTTGCAAAGCGTTTAACATCCCATACCCACCACAATTTAAGGAATCAAAATGAATGTCTACCAAAAACTCAACATGGCTCGTAGCGAGTTTCACAAGATTGAGTTAAAGAAATCAGGCCACAACAAGTTCGCTGGTTACAAATACTTTGAACTGGCAGACTTTGTTGTCCCGGCTCTTGAAGTGTTTAGCCGTGTGCGTCTTGTCAGCGTCATCAGCTTTTGCCACGATGTTGCCACAATGACCATCATTAACATTGACGAGCCATCAGAGACAATCGTTATCACCAGCCCAATGTCTGAAGCCAACCTGAAGGGCTGTCACGCTGTTCAGAACCTTGGTGCTGTGCAGACATACTTGCGCCGATATTTGTGGGTTGCGGCTTTGGAGATCATTGAGCATGATGCTATTGATTCATCCAAGCCAGTTGAAGAAAAGAAGGTAATCATCACTCCAGCACAAGGCATTGCAGACAGCTTGCCAGCGGAGGAAATGGAAT